CGCATTGATTTTATTTATAACGCGCTCTACTGAGCGCGGAACTTGATATTTGACGCCTAGCGCCGTTTCATTTTCTGGCATTGACCCATCCCCAATTGAGCGTAAATACTCCATCACTGTTCTGTGCTCAGTGCTCAACTGCACTACTTGCTTATCTGGGTAAACCAACTCCGCTATCTGAAGACTCGCCACCCCCATTTTGGCCTGACCTTCTATAAAATCTTTTTGCTCATCAGTTAGCGGTAAACTTCCAACCTTCTGGTACTTAGAAGTCTTGTAATTAATTTTGTTTGCGGCTAAGAAAGCCCTGATTGCGATGCCCTGTTTACTTCTACCATCCAACTCTTCGTCGTTAAAAAACTTTCTTGTGATTAGATTTAAATCAGGAAATTCAGCCGCAAGCTTTTTAATCTTTTCTCCATCTTCTGGGGTAAATTTAATTTCTAGATTCATAACCAGTGATGATGTCCTCGTTTTGTAGAATTTTTAAAGCGATCTGCTTAAAAAGCTTCTTTAAATTCTTGATTTGCTTGTATCCCGCCTTCTTGCCCTTTTCATTTGTCTTGTACCCCATTTCTGCGGCAACCTTTTCTTCATCTGCTCCATCGATATAGAGTCTGGCATAAACCTTGTACTGTTTCGGTGCAAGATAAAGCCTCATCTCTTCGTGTAGCTTATTTGCGCTGGACAATATGTCCAAACTGCTGTCTTTCATTGCATAGACATTGTCTATATGGCCTTCTATGGAAACAGAAAGCTTAACATCATAAGCACTCTTCTTGGTCTTTTCCCATTTACGATAAAGCGGGCATTCTGAGCATTGCAGTCCGCTTGGAGTAACAGAGCAGGCAGGCGGCTCATTCCCCTGATTGTATTTGCAACTTAAACAAGGACGAACGTAATTGGAGTAATTATTTCTTAAAAGATTCTTGATTTGATTGGATGCGATTCTAGCCAACCAAGGCTCAAGAGGCCGATCCTGTTTCCACATATGCCACTTTTTGGAGATGTGAAATCTAATTATTTGCGCCACATCTTCGAAATCCATCCACGCAACAGCCTTTAGCTGCCACATATATCTGTGCTTTTCGATTATCCGATCTACTACGTCTTGCTTTTCCTCGTACTTAATCTTGCGCCTCATTCTTTGAGCTTCCGTATTTCTGAGGAGACAAGTCTGATATGCCGTCACGACGAATTGGCTTGAACTTTTGTGTTCTTGCTGTCGTTGGCGAAGTAGAAAGCTCTTCTAAACTAAAGGCTCTGAAGCCTCCTTCGATAGAGATTTCTACATCTAACTTGTCTAAATGAGGAAGCTCATTAATGTCGCTCTGATCCTCTGAAATTTCTTCGTTGTCAGCAGGCTCTACTGTTTTTTGTGGCTGCACTCTTGCGGAACTCTGCTGAACAGCCTTTGCTGTCATTGGTGAGCCGCATTTTGAACAGAAGTTGGGCGGAAAACCAGCATATTGATGCTTTGCTCCGCAACTAGAGCAGAAAACAGTGGACATTTTTATTTGTTTTTATCCAAACGGTCCACCTTTTCGTTAAGGTTTTCCATTCTCATTAATATTTTAGCAATATCCTTCTGAATTTCAACCATCTTATCAGTATTTACTGGATCTCCTTCATCATCCACTATCTTAGACAAACGCCGAGATATGTTTTTTACCTCGGCGTTTACATACGAAATCTGCTGCGCTTGAATCTTTATCTCTTGGGCTACTGGGGTGAAATCACTCTTTGTCACGTAGGTAGCATTTAAATAAAAAAGAGCAGAGGCGATGACGATACCACCAAACACCTTTATGATATTTGCCCAATTACTTAAGATTGCTATTTTTATTTCGCCTCTGCTCATTAGTAGCCCTATCTATCTTCTTTACAATAAATTTTAGGATTTGGCTTCTTTTTATATCATCTTCTGTAAATTTAAATGTTAGTATGCCATTTTGACTCGATTCCTCGTCGGCAAACAGCTCAAAGAAATCCTCAAAACCGTTTTGGCCACGCATATCAGACTGCATAAAATCACCACAAAGGAAGATCTTTGACCCTTCACCGATTCTAGTGATAAGTGTTGTAATCTCTTTATGGGTAAAGTTTTGCACTTCATCCGCAATTACAATTTTATCAGAAAGGGTACTGCCTCTAAGAAAGTTGACTGGAATAGCCGCAATGCGACCGTCCTCTTTCAGTTTGTTGGCGTCAGTAGCCTCGATAATTTCGTGTATTTTATCTTCTAATGGCTGGAGGAAGGGCTGGAACTTCTCGTTAATTGTTCCGGGCAGAGAGCCAAGGGATCTTTCGCCGCTCTCAATGATTGTCCTGACATAAACTACCTCCTTTTCCGATTCTTTGATTAGGTTTAAGGCAGCATAAACTGCCATAAAAGTTTTTGATGTTCCTGCTGGCCCAGCAATAAATACTATTTTAGTATTTTCATCCATTAGCATTTTCAGCAACTCTTGCTGCTTCTCGCTGAATTTAAATTTCCGCTCCTTAAATTTTAACTCATAATTTAGTTGAGGGATTACGATATCTGCGGGTTTATTCTTCTTGTTTTTCGAGGCTTTTTTGGCCATAAATTAAACCATTTCCTCAACAACTGTGAGGTTGGTTTTTGCAACTCCGTTTGCATCTACTGAGAAAGATTGATTTGTGAGCACTCCAGTAATACCAATCACGTTACTGTCAGCCATTGTTATCTGACAATTCATCGTCTGATTCGGCTGATAATCAGAGATCCAATTTAGGTTTGAAATACCGTTAATCTGCAACGTTTTGGTGATTCTGGCTACACTAACTTTTGTCGGGTACTCTTGACCAATTTCATAATTAGCTGCGCGATCAACAGAGACTTCAAAAGAAATATTTTCGTATTCGGTAATTGGTCCAGAAAAATATCCAGCGTTTGTGATTGCAATCGAAGTTCCGCGTAACGGAGAAATTAAACTTGCAGATGATTCTGATGGAGTTTGAGAGGTGATGCCTGCTCCCGTTGCCATTCCGTAAGAATCAAACTGTAAAGAAACCTGACAAACTCTCCAAGGTTCAAAAACAGCGCCAAAACTTTTTAGAAAACACTTGTCGAAACGATAGCTTGGAATCTGGATGTATGATCCGCTCGTAAAATCGCCAGTCAATGCCAGCAGCCCAGTGATCTGATTTCCTCCCGCGCCCGTAACAGGAACGATTGTAGCTGAAACAGTTGCAGATTTTGGACCAGTCTGATTGTAGTAGTCCTCTTCGCCACCAATTCTTTTGATTCTCTGAATGTTCGCAGAGTTGCTGGCGTTAATATTTAATGCGTAAAGTCTGTTATATGTTCCCGTATTCAGGGATTGCTCGTCTCCCGTGGAGACATATCCAAGAATATTGTTGTAACTTATATATGACATTACTAGTATTTTACACTAGTTCTGCGTTTATTCCAATCCGTAAAATTTATAGAAAAAGATCAGCACAACTTACTATACCATTAGCATGAACGGCAAAGGATCTAAACCGCGTCCATTTTCAGTAAAGTATGACCAGTACTCCGAAAACTGGGACAACATTTTTAACCAGAAAAATATCATTGTTCCCCTAAAAACACTTGACAACGGCGACCAATATATTGAGATTCCTGAAAAGATGCTGAAAAGCTTAGGTTGGAAAGAGGGCGATGATATCGAGTGGGCGGAATTAGAAGACGGTAAATTTAAACTTAAAAAAAAATAATATGGGCATGTTTGACACTATCGCGGTAGCTGAAAAGCTTCCCATCACCCAAGAGATGATTGATCTTGGCTTGGAGAAAAAGCTTCAAGAGTTCCAAAGCAAAGACCTAAACTGTTGCCTCGATCTGTATTTTATGCAGAACGGCAGACTCTTTGTGGAAAAGTACAAGGAGACAAAATGGATTGAGGGCGATAAAAAAGCCAAAAGCATTTTTTCGCGGCTTGGCCATATGGAAAGAAATGACCCTTACCAAGAGGACACTCATTTTCACGGCAAGGTTAATTTTTATAATTATATTATGGATGTTGCTGGAAAGTACGATTGTATGATTGAGTTCTGTGCAACTTACAATAAGGGGCAACTGGAAAAAATTGAACTTGTGGAGTTTGAAAAAACCGACAATACTCCGCGCAAGGAGCGCGATTTAGCTTGGCGAAAAGAAGCAGACAGAATCCGAAACGCTTGGTACAACAAGTATTTTAAATTTTATCAAATTAAAAGAGCCGTTGGCTACAGATTTTTCTACAAGCCTCTGATCTGGCTGAGCATAAAAATTAGCAGCCTCGCGCGTTTTTTTCTTTAATATGAAACCCTATTCTTTTGAGGAGCATCTGACTAAAAAGTATGAAAAGACTGTTTGGTGGTGGCCTTGCAAGTGGTACATCGAGCCTTACGCGCTTTCTTTCGACGGTTGGGAGCACAATGCTCAATATTATAAGTCTAATTATCCAGTTCAGTATTT